AAAATCCGTTATTAAAGGCGTTGAATGGATCATGATTAAAGATAGTAGGGCCTACAAATATGCTCTTTGGTGTATAGAAGAAGGTAATCGGAAAGTACCAAAATACGTTAAAAAGCAAGCTAAATCATGGATAGATATAGTAGATGGTAAAGATGAAGAAACTTATATTGATGAAAAGGCTTTTGATAAAATCAATAAATTATTAACGTTAATGGTGCATCCTGATTTACACTGCCCTATGAATGAAGGATTGGACGACTATGCATGGTTTTTAATCGTAGCTGTATTTTGTACTAAACTACGAAATAAAGAAAATAAGGATATCAGATATTATCAGACTGCTGTATTAGAAATAGCACGTAAAAACCGCAAAACATTCTATTCCGCAGTTATTTTTATATTGCTGCTTTTAACAGAACCTTCATTTAGTCGCTTTTTTTCAGTAGCACCGGATTTGAAATTATCAAGCGAATTAAAATTGGCTATTCGTAAAATCATTAAAGTTAGTCCATTACTTGCAGATGAATCGGTATTTAAGATTTTACGTTCAGAAATTCGCTGTTTGTTAACGGAAAGCGAATACATTCCTTTGGCATACAGTGAGGACCGTATGGATGGCAAGTTAGCAAATGCATTCCTTGCTGATGAAGCAGGTGCAATGGATAGTTACCCAGTTGAGGCCATGCGTTCATCACAAATATCCTTATTGAATAAATTAGGTATCATTATTAGCACACAATATCCGAACGATAACAATGTTATGATTGATGAAATAGATATATCCAAAAAGGTACTAGATGGATTGTTAGAAAACAAAAGGAGATTTTCGCTGCTTTATGAGCCTGATGATGATTTGCTGGTCAATGATCAATGGCAGACGAATGATTTCGTCATATATCAGTCCAATCCAGTTGCAGTAACAGATGAAACCATCTTCAATGCCATAAAAGATATGCGAACAATGGCAATTCTCTATGAAAATAAGCGAGAAAATTACTTGTGCAAGCATAACAATATCAAGTATAAAGGCCTTGGTGTTGAAGGATATATTGACGTTACCAAAGTTAGAGAGTGCAAGATTAAAGAAAATTTAGGTTTTTGGAAAGGTAAACGTGTTTGGGTAGGTCTTGACTTATCACAGACTGATGATAATACCGCAGTTGCTATGGTTACAGAACATGAAGGAGTAATTTATTCTAAAGTATTTGGGTTTATTCCGGCTGATAAAGTTGATTTTAAAAGCAAGAAAGAAAAGGTTGATTATAACAGATTAATAAGGCATAAAGTATGCTATGCCTGCGGTGATGAGGTAATTGACTATTCATATGTTGAAACGTTTTTAACTGAACTAGAGGTTTCTTATGGTGTCGAAATAATGCAAGTGGGCTATGACCGATATAATGCAATTTCTACAGTTCAGAAACTAGAAGCAGCAGGATATGAATGTGTTGAAATTAAACAGCATTCAAGCGTGCTACATATGCCTACAAAGCTACTAAAGGAGTGCATTTTGAATAAGAAATTTAGGTATGACGAAAACCTAATGCTAGAGATAAATTTCCAAAATGCACGTTGCACCGAGGACACCAACTTAAATAAGTATGTCAACAAGAAAAAGTCAGAGGGTAAGGTTGATATGGTAGTAGCGTTGATAAACGCTATTTATTTATTGCAACAAGATTTATTATATGGAATGGATGATTTTGCTGTGCAAGTCGTATAGAAAGGTAAGGTGGTGATAGGTTGAGATGGCCATGGCAGAAGGAAGAAAGAACTGAACAAGTAGCAGAACCTTCAACAGACGATGTATTATTAAAAGCTTTATTAGGTAATACCACTATAACAAAAGAGCAAGCTTTAAACATACCAAGTGTACAAAGTTGTATCAATTTTGTAGCTAATACAGTATCAATGCTACCTATTAAACTCTATAAGGATAATAATGGCAAAACTGAGGAAGTGAAGGATGATGTAAGAGTAGATTTATTAAATGATGATACAAAAGATACTTTGGATGCGGTTCAGTTTTGGAGAGCAATTATAACAGATTACTTTCTAGGTAAAGGCGGATATGCTTATATAAATAGAAATTTAAACAATGTTATAAGCTTACATTATGTTGATGAAAGTTATATATCAATCGTTAAAAATACAGATCCAATTTTTAAAGATTATAAAATATTGGTTAATGGTAAAGGATATTGGCCTTTTGAATTTATTAAAATTCTACGAAATACAAAAGATGGAGCTCAGGGAACTAGTCTCATAGAAGAAAATAATTTAATATTAAGTGTAGCTTATAACTCATTGATATTTGAAGAAACTTTGGTTAAAAAAGGTGGAAATAAAAAAGGTTTTATAAAATCGCCTAGAAAGTTAACACAAGAAGTAATTGATAAACTTAAAGAAGCATGGAGGAGACTTTACAGTAATAATAGCGAAAATGTAGTTATACTGAATGAAGGTCTTGAATTTCAAGAGGCAAGTAATACATCAGTGGAGATGCAGCTAAATGAAAATAAAGAAACTAACTCAGCTGAAATATGTAAACTATTTAATATTCCTGAAAATATTATAAAAGGTACTGCTACAGCAAAAGAATATGCAAACGCTTTTAAGATGGGTGTTATGCCAGTATTAAAAGTTATAGAGTGTGCTTTAAATAGAGAACTTTTACTCGAAAAAGAGAAGAGTTCTTTTTATTTTACCTTTGATACTAAGGAAATACTCAAAGGTGATATTAAGGAAAGATTTGAAGCTTATAAGACAGCCATTGAAGCTAACTTTATGAGCGTAGATGAAGTAAGATACATGGAAGACTTGCCAGCGTTAGGAATCGACTGGATAAAGCTTGGATTAGATAGTGTATTGTACAATCCAAAAACCGGAGAAATTTATACACCTAACACAAATCAAGTCCAGAACGTGGATAAATTGAAAGGTGGTGATGAAGATGAAAGCTGAAATTAGAGCAGATGGACTTCATATATCAGGATATGTGAATGTTCCAGGAAGAGAAAGTAGGCCAGTAATTACACCAAGAGGTAAAGTTATAGAGGTTATTGAGCAAAGAGCTTTTCAAAGGGCATTGCAGAAGGTGGATAACGTTGATTTAATGGTGGACCACGAAAGGAAAATAGCTTCAACAAAAGAAGGCAATTTGAAAGTCTGGGAAGATGAAATAGGCCTAAGAGCTGAAGCAGTAGTCACAGATGAAGAAGTTATACAAGGGGCGAAGGCTGGAAAGTTAAAAGGCTGGAGCTTCAATATGCTTAAGGTTGTTGATGAAATAGAAGAAAGAGCAGGAAAACTTCCACTTAGAAGAGTTAAGGACTTCCTGATGACGGAAATAACCTTGGCATTAAAGAAAATTCCAATATATTCGGCAACATCAATTGAGATTAGAGCAGAAGAAGAGGAAGAGGTTGAAGTAAGAGCATTTGAGTGTGAAGTAAAGATTAAGGATCTGACTGAAAATAAAAAGCAAAACATTGATTACACAGAATATCAAAATAAAATTAATAAGTTAAAGGAGAGATGATTATGTTAAAAGCTTTAATTGAAAAAAGAAACATGAAAGTGACACAAATGCAGGCACTTGTTGACAAGGCAAAAGCCGAAGAAAGGGCTATGACTGAAGAGGAAATGACTCAGTTTAATAATCTGGAAAAGGAGATAAAAGATCTTGATGCAACAATAGAGGCCGAGAAGAGAGCTCAGGAATTAACTATTGTTGATAGCAGTAAAAATGATGGCAAGGCTGAAGAAAGAGCTGTTGCTGAAGAAAGAGCATTCGAGAACTATATTCGAGGCATTGTTGAAGAAAGGACAGACGTGAATTTGACAGTTGTTGATAATGGCGCAGTTATTCCATCGTCCATAGCCAATAAGATCATACAAAAAGTATACAACATATCACCAATATATCAACTAGCAACTAGATACAACGTAGGTGGAACATTAAATATACCTTATTATGATGAATCAACTTTACAAAGCATTACAATGGCTTATGCAACTGAATTTACCGACTTAGAGTCCACTTCTGGGAAATTTGCTAGCATAGAACTAAAAGGATTTTTAGCTGGAGTATTAACTAAGATTTCTAAATCTTTGATTAACAACTCTCAGTTTGATATAGTGTCCTTTGTAGTAAACAAAATGGCTGAATCTATCAGTAGATGGATCGAAAAAGAGTTGCTCAATGGAACTGATAATAAGATTGCTGGTTTATCTACTGTAACTCAAGAGATTACCACAGCAAGCGCAACAGTTATTACCGCAGATGAACTTATCGACTTGCAAGAGGCAATACCTGATGCATATCAAGCTGGAGCGATTTGGATAATGAACAAAGCAACTAGAACTGCAATTAGAAAGCTAAAAGATAACACTAGTAACTACATCCTAAACAAAGATGCCACTGCAAGATGGGGTTATACATTGTTTGGGAAAGATGTTTATGTATCCGACAACATGCCAGGGATGGAAGCTGGAAAGACTGCTATCTACTACGGCGACATGAGTGGATTGGCCGTTAAATTGTCAGAGGAAATGAACATAGAAATTTTAAGAGAGAAGTTTGCAACTCAACACGCAGTAGGAGTAGTAGGTTGGTTAGAAATGGATTCTAAAGTTGAGAATGCTCAAAAGATTGCTAAATTAGTAATGGGAACGGGAAATGTAGTAACCACGCAGTAGGAGTAGTAGGTTGGTTAGAAATGGATTCTAAAGTTGAGAATGCTCAAAAGATTGCTAAATTAGTAATGAAATCATCAGCTTAATTGAGGTGATCTAATGTTAGTACGAGCGAAAGTTAGTTTTGCTGGTACTTTTTCTATGTATAAAGGGGAGGTTAAGGAGTGCAGTGATAAAGCTGTACTCCAAGACCTTTTACAAGCAGGATACATAGAAGAAGTGAAACAAGAAAAGACCACGAAAGGTGGTAATAAAAATGAAGGTAAGCGAAATAACAGTAAATAATGTTGTCGAGTATTTAAGACTTGAAGAAGGAGAATATTCAGAAGTAGAACTTGCAAACTTATTAAGTGTGGCAAAGAAATTCATCAAATCTTATACTGGATTAACAGATGAAGAAATAGACGAACATGAGGACTTCTATATAGTTGTAATGATATTATGTCAAGATATGTATGACAATAGAAGCATGTACGTTGATAAAAACAATCTAAACAAAGTAGTTGAGACAATATTGGGTATGCATTCAGTAAACTTAGTGTAGGTGATGTTATGAATCCAGGTAAATTAAA